GCAGTGTCTCTTTTTTTTGCTTTTCTTTTGTCCATTCTTTCTTTAATTTTTTTTGCAATAAGACTGACACCAGCAGCTCCTAAAGCTGCAGCTGTGCCTACTCTACCTTTACCGCCTAATCTTTTTGTGCCTTGTTTAACCTGCGCTTGACTAGCTACTCCAGATCCCATCATACCGGCCGCTGGACCCACAGCTCTTATGCCCATTAATTTTTTTCTTCTTTTTACAAAATCATCAGTGGACATACCTCTTTTAGCTTTCATTGGTTTGTCTTTACTTTTTTCTTTTCTAAGTAATGCAAAATCCTCTGCATCGATTTTGTTATTTTTATTCTTGTCTAATTTTGATTGGCCACCGGATAAAAATTTATTTGGTTTAGCTACACTCTTTGTTTTTGGTTGCTCTGGTTTAGGTTTGTCTTTTTTTAAACTAAATATTATTTTTTCTCTTTTTATGGCTTCTTTAGGGAAGGCACCCATTTTGTTTCTTGAATCTAGTGATTGTCTTCTTGGGTCTGGTCCTGGCATAATTACTCCTAATAATATTTATAATCCTTTTCTATTTTAAAGTTCGGTTCGTCCCAATCATCTGAATATGTTTGTACAAATCCGCCTTGTCGATATCTTAGCACAGCTTGGGTCATAGAATCAACATAGTCATCATACTGACCATTAGGAAAGGCAGCACATTCTTCAATAACTTCTTGTGCCCAGTGTTCGTCAGTCGGTGCAAATACCATGCCAGACTCAAATACAGGAGCACAACTATTTATACGTGTATATTTATCTCTGCCTCTTGCAGGCACATAATCAACAACAGGTATACCAGCTCTACGTAATTCGTGAATAAGTGGCTGACCACTGGCTTTTGCTTCAATGATTACAGTTTCCGGTTCCCAGTAATGATATTGCTCTATCGCTAAATTTTTTAAATCAGGAAAGTCATACCTACCCTTTTGTGCATCTAACAATATAATACATTTTTCATATCCCTCGTTAGGCTCAAATATTCCCCATGTAGTGATTGCAGAGTAATCAGCAGTTTCTTTTTTAGAAAATGCAGTATCATAAGATTGTATGACATGAAGTAATTTTGGTAGTTGCTCCCCATCCCAATGTTGCCACCAATCTCTTTTGATAATCGCACCTTCTTCTGACGTTGGGTCCTGCATGTATTGTGCGTTCCAGTTTTTTGTAGAGATGGATGCTTTTACTGCATCGAGATCTTCTTTTGACCAATACTCTGGCCACACAGGTTCCTCGTTAGGAAGTATGGCAGGAAATTCTATAACTTTCCATTTGTCAGCTTTAGGTTCTGATTGTGCTTTAATGAGCCTTCCAGTAAGATCGTCTACCGCCCACCGGGTCATGACCACACAAATACGGCCACCGGGTTGCAAACGCTGTCTGGGTCCTGAATTGTACCATTCGTATGCACGATCCATGGCTGAGTCTGACATTGAGTCTTGTTCAGTATGTGGATCATCGATAATAAGTAAGTCCGCCCCTCGTCCTGTGATAGAACCGCCAACACCCGCTGCAAAGTATTCCCCACCATGATTGGTCTCCCAACGTCCTTTTGCTTTACTATCTTCCCTTAGTGTAACATTTCCAAATATTTGTTTATACTCCTTAGAGTTCATTAAGTTACGAACCTTACTACCAAATCTTGAAGCTAATTCTGCATTGTGTGATACCTGCATAATTTTCATTTTAGGATTCCTACCAATCATCCATGCGGGGAAAAGGTAAGATGCAAACTCTGATTTTGTATGTCTTGGTGGCATATTGATGATGAGCCTCTTTTCATCACCGAAAGCTATGTCTTGAAAAGAATTAGCAATTATTTGATGGTGCCCATAGTTTTTTGGGTCCTTAGTTTTTCTATAAATAAAATCTTGCCAAACAGCAGTTGCAAAAATTAAAAAATTATCCTGGCATAACTTGATCCACTGCAACTGCTTTTGCAGGATTAAATCTTTTATTTCGTCTTCAGTAAGTTTTTCAATATTCATCTCGTTTGGGACCCTAGTATATTTGTATATCTTGCTTTGTAAACCTCTTTGCACAGCAAATGCTGTGCCAGAACGCAATCGGCAGGTCTTACAGGTAATTTACAGGTTGTTATGAGTTAAGAGCCTTCTATGGCGTAGATACACCAATGGCGCAGTTGCGCCATTGGTTGTTTATTATTATTTGGTTGGTGTCAGTTGTTGTATTAGTGTTGAGAACTTTTCTAAAACATTATTTTTAAATTCATCAACAGCAACATTACCTTGATTTTCTAAGATATGTTTTTCGACTTCACCCATTAATAACTGAAACATAATCTCGTAGTTGAGTTGTTTCTTAACTCCATTATCAATGAACATATCTTTAAGTTGAGTTGGCGATTTATCGCCAACCCTTTCTGCTAGTACCTGAGCAATATTAATTAAATCATTATTGGGCATTGTTATCCCCTATTGCTTTGTATTCACTATAAACAATTTCAGTAGTGAACTTGTTATATAAATCATTGTGAGCAATTTTGAAATTTGCAGTTTCAAATTTCTTACGCTTACGATTTATTTTTTGTAATCCAAAACTATTACCATTCTCATCTTGAACAATAATTAAATTTTGGTTTGTTCTATCAAAGCAATCCACAACATTTTGTTTCATTGTGTCTAACTCTTTATTTAGTCTATTTGCTTTAAGTTTAAGTTGAGCATAAGAAAGAATAATTTTCTTTTCTTCTTGCTTTAACTTTTTTGCTTTTTGCATTTTTACCTCTTGGTTAAGTTATACAATCTTATGATTGCCCTCTCTTTCTATATCTTATCTAATCCCATTACAAGAATTAATTTAACTTTTTTTTATCTTTTTTATTAATGATATTATTAAAGGTATTAACATTAGGCTCAACCTCTAGTTGTATTTTACTCCCCAGATTTTTGAGCAGCTCGGAGATGGAAGCTGTCATTTTATCCTGTTCGATCTGTCCTAAACGAGATCGAGAAGAACGACGAGCCGAGCCGACATCTGTCGGCTCGATCTTTTTATTTTTCTTTTTCACCAACTACACCAATATTCTACGACCTTATTTTCATTGATCGCTTGTTGACAAAACTTTAAGAACTTTAAATCCTGTTCCTTGTAGTCCTTAACACTTTCTTCTTGAAATTGTTGACCCCAGAAAAAACCATCTTCTGCGTGATAATCAGAAAAGCCTTTTTCGATTTGTTCGCTAAGTTCGTCAACGACTTCTTTAGTCATATAACATGGTGCGTCTTGATCTGAGTTAAATCCTAAATGTGCCAACATACCCTCGACCTTGACACTTGGATTTTGTTCAGTCCATTTCTGCGCCATGAACTCTTGAAGTCTTGCGTGTTTTCGCCAAACGAAGACCCCTGCATTTTCAGAATAGTCATCATCATTGAAATATTTCTCCCAATCTATCTTCTGACCTCTTAAATGTGCGTGTTGATCTAGTCCCATATTTTTTCCTTTGTTAAGTTTATCACCTCTCTTATCAAATCCCACCAATCAATGCAACAACTATTTTTAATTATTTTTGGGCTTTCAATTTACAGCCACAGCTCTTTCCAGCAGCTGTGCTGCCTGGAAGAAGCAGCAACTTAGAAAATGCCAGCCAAAACGAGCACGAGAAACCCAGTCAACGCGAGAGTTATATGGGGAAAAATTAGTAAAAAGATTAGGTACACTGCTACTAAAGTCATCTTTGGTTCTCCAGCTGCTGCTTCTGCCATGCACCAGCAGTTACTGGCTGCTTGTGCCATGCCGATTGTAAACGAGACGAGGTCATTCTACTCTTCCTCAACGAGGCTGTCCTTCCAGCTGTAACCATTAGCAATACATTTCGTACCGGCCTTACCGGTAAGCGCATATACTTTTCCAGCCTCTGGTTTGTCTGCTGCTACCGCATCCTTCGGGGACCATCCATCAGGTGGTGCGTTGTCGGCATTCACTTTTTTGACGAGATCTTTTAATTTAATCTTTGCCATGTTACTCCCTCCTTATCCGTAGTGTAATGTACAATTTCACCAAGCTTGTAATCAGTTAGCAACACGGGCATGTTGTTGATTTCTCCGTAACCCTGTAGCTGTGTTCCTTTGTGGACCTTTACCCACATCGATTCGTAATGCTTCCCATCGTAAAACCGAACGTATACAAAGTCCTTGGCATCAGGACTCTTTTCTAATTCTTTTACTTTGAAGTATGTTTCTAGACTATGCTCGGGACATGTGAAGACCACATTGTCCTTGAGCTCATCGCCTAAATCTTTCTCTTGTTTATGTTTCATTGCTCTCCTCTGTTAATTGTTAGTCGCTCCTTACACATAAGATCAGATGGGATAATAGTCAAGAACTTTTTTTATTTTTTTTACAGCTGTAGAAGCCGCTCCTGGATCCCAGCTCCTACTTGTATGCCACCGGTGTTCAGTGTCCTCTTTCAAACGAGGACGAGAGCTGATGGTGCCATGCCGTTACCAGCCCCCCGTTAACTAACAAGAGGTAAAAAAAACGAGGGGCAGGGAACGACACGAGCTTCCCGGACAGCTGCCATGCAGCTTCCGCTGCTGCTGGTCCAGTGCCACTGTGCAAGTGAAAACGAGCGAGGTTTGTCAACGAGAACGAGACGAGAAATCACGCTGCCTCCTGGAGCTGCTTCACCAGCCGCTGCTGGATCCGTGGCCAGTGTAACGGAAACGAGAACGTGGCAAACGAGACCAGGGAACGAGGATCAGTAAACGCGGACACCGGTCTGTAAAGTTTAAGAGACCTCTTCGAGAGGGTCTCATCTAAGATTATTACCTTACCACCTGCCTTAATATATTTGTTAATCCATACAATTTGCCATTTATTTAATTTAGGATAATTAGCTTCATCAGATTTAAGTTCTATCCAAAAAATATGGTCATGATTAGCTGCATGAACATCTGGAATACCATTAATTGTGCTAGATTCTATGCGGGTTAAATGAAAACCAGTTAAGTTATTTTTAACTTTTTGCCATAGCCTTGATTCTCGTGCTTTTATTGTCATTAATTAACTTAATTTTTTAATATCCTTAATTACTGAGTTAGGTATAATTGTTGTATTACCAATGCTCTCAATGTCAACACCATTATCTGCAAATGAATAATCTCCAAACAATCTAGTCACGCCTTTTGCTTGTGATAATAAATGACCTTTAGTAATACAAGTAGCTAATCTAGATTTTTTTAAATCATCAAATGAAGTCCATGAGCTGTTAGAAACAATGTCATACCACTCTACGGCTACCATAGGAAATTTATCTATTTGGTTTTTTATTTTTTTGGGAATAGCTATTTTTTTTCTCATGTACCTTTACCTCAACATTACCTATGGAAGTGAACAAAGTAGGATTATGTATTTTATTAAACTCTTTTATCCAAACTGACCAGCTAGCTCTTTTCAGATATAGCTGTCGCTTTGACATCAATGGTTTTTGCATTATGGCCATCGATCTTCTCGGATAACTCTTTGAGTTTGTTTTCAAGTTCCTCACGTGACATTCCCTCCAAACCTGTAACTCTGACCTCTTTTCTATCTATAAACGCTCCAGCCAGTTGACCTGATCTGTATTCTGCATTTATAGCAGCAGCATATTGATCTTTCTTTTCTGCTTTATCAGCTAATCTTTCAAATCTTTTATAACGTCTGAGATTGTCACTCTCATATTTTTTAATTTCTTGTTCAAATCTTTTATCGTAATATTTAGCAACATGTGGATTAACTCTCCTATTTAAGAGCTGTGATGCAGTTGATCTAGCACTATTAATATCTTTGCAATCATATCCTGCGCGCTTAAGAGCTTCAGCTTGAGTTATTTGACCATGATCTTGCACCATTATCTCTACAAACATTTTTTGTTTTGGTGTTAAATCTTTTTCAGTTCTTAACTCTTTTTTAGTAAGACCACCCATTATTTTTTCTTTTTGTTCATTATATTTCTACTATATAGATTATTTCATCAAAAAGTAACTACCTGAAATTGAAGCGTTTGCGTTCCCGCAAGACTGGTGTATCCTAGATACACCATAGATACACCATAGATACACCATAGAAATTGATTAAAAGTGTTGATACTATTGATTAATAATTGATTAGATACAGCAGATACACCATTATTGACCCCTGGGGTTCTTTTTATTGTGTATTAGTCTGAGATATCTATATAGTATAATTTATGGTCAAAAATATTTGTATTGTGGGTGGTGGTACAGCCGGTTTGATTACAGCTCTTATTCTTAAAACCAGATATCATGACATAAGCATAGAAATAGTCAAATCAGATAAAATTGGCATAATTGGTGTAGGTGAAGGTTCTACTGAACACTGGCAGGAATTTATCGATTTTGTAGGCTTAGATCTTATAGAACTAATCAAAGAAACAAAGGCCACGTTTAAGTATGGAATAATGTTTGAAGGATGGACTGAAAACCCATATTTCCATAATGTTGAATCTTTTTTTAATAATGCAAAGTATGGCCAATATTTAGCAGGTTATGGCTATGCAGTTAAACATAAAATACAAGCCAAAGATTACACAGATAAATGGGCTTGGTCAAACAAAGTAGGTCAAGAGCCTAATCATTTACCTAGACAATATCATTTTAACACATTTTTACTTAACGATTATTTATTAAAAAAATGTAAAGATTTAGATATTAAAATTACTAATGATGAAATAATAGAAATAACAAAACAAAATGACAAAATACTAGAAATAGCAAGTGCAACAAAAAAATATAAATCTGATTTTTACGTTGATTGCACAGGATTTAAAAAATTACTTATTTCAAAGTTAGGATCTAAATGGGTTTCATATAGTAAATTTTTACCCATGAATGAAGCTATAGCTTTTCCAACTAAAGATACTAATGAATACAACACTTACACCTTAGCCAAGGCTATGAGCTGTGGTTGGATGTGGAGAATTCCTACTCAAGGTCGTTGGGGTAATGGCTATGTGTTTAATAATAATTTTATTGATGCAGCTGGTGCACAAAAAGAATGTGAGGATTACTTGGGTTATAAAATAAAAATAGGAAAAAATATTAAATTTGAAGCTGGCACAATTGATAGGCCTTGGATCGGTAATTGTGTTGCAACAGGTTTAGCATCAAGTTTTATTGAACCATTGGAAGCATCTTCAATAGGCACGTCTATTCAACAAGCCTTTTTACTTATGCATTTACTAAAAAACTACAATAAAAAAGATATAGAACTATATAATAATAAATATACAAAAATTGTAGAAAATATTAGAGATTTTGTTTTGTTACATTATATTGTCAAAAAAAATGATTCTAAATTTTGGGATCAACTAGAGTTTAATCTTCCAAGATCATTAGAACAGCTCTTAGATAAATGGTCTTACAGATTACCCATAGCTACTGACTTTGATAGCTCATATTTATTATTTAGGGAAAACAATTTTGCAATAATACTTAAAGAACTAAATTTGTTTAACTATGAAAGGATAGCTGCAGAGTTTGATAGTTTAAATCCAAGAATTAAATTCGATATGCATCAAGAATATCAAAAATATAATAATCATTATGCAGTAAATTCTGCTATTTCACACAAAAAAAGGCTTGAAAACCTTTAATATTTACCCTTGTCCGGTGTCCGGTATCAGTGTATATTTATTTTATGGTCCTTAAAAAAGATCAATATTTCATTAGCTCCTGGGGGATTAGTCTATGCTCTCTTTGATTTATCCCCCTTGGGTAAAATATTTTAGACCACCATGACTACTTTCTAACTTTTACTTTTTCAGAAAAAATTTTTCTCTTAACCTCAGCTCTCTCTTCTTTAGTTTTCGCACCTCGATAAGCCTTATAATATTCTCGATAACTCAACCATGATCGTTGTAATTTAGTAAACTTTATTTTACCAATTTTTACTAATTTGTTATATTCTTCACGTACTATCTGCGGATCCATGTCAGCATTCCAACAAACATTTTGAAAATCTTCACAATTACTAGTAAACCATTGATGACTATCTTGCTTCCAATAAGTCTCTCTTTTAAATCCACTAGCGGACAATGAATCCTCAAAAGCTTGTAAAAGTATAGCCTGAAACAACCTTACCTCAGCTGGTCGTTTTTCTTTAGTAAATTCCATAGCTAACTTAATGCCCAAATTTTTTAACAAGTTTGGTGAATAATTCATAAAACTTCTTAATGGTTGGTTTTGGATATGATTGAGATTTTACAAAATAATAGTCAGATAAAATATCTTCGATGTAGTCTGTCTTTTGTTCTCCATCAAGAGATTCTACAAACCACAATGTTTTATTAACAAGTCCTCTAGGTGTTTTTTCTGACATCTGCATAACCAGGATGTAGGAAAAGATATGGATTATGGATTACACCCCGGTTACGCATCAGTGACAACCAATTTTAACCCCTTAGCTTGAGCTATTTTTTTTCTGCCTGATTGCCATCTCCCCTCAATTTTATCAAGGAAAGTTAAACTAAAATTTCCTAAACCGAAATCATTTCCACAATACAACTGAAACATTAAACTTGTTACTTGATCGTAAGTTTTTTTATTTGGACACACCATTACTAGTTTGTCCAATGCTTCATCTAATGCTTCTTCACTGCCTTTTTTCACAGCTTTACCCACTAAAATCTCCTTTAATAAAGTTAAATTAGCGTTCGTTGTTAATTGAGAATAAGGTGTTTTGAAAGCCTCACCTTTTCATTCTAGGCTTAGGAATACGTATAATCGTTATTATAAAATTTGTGACTTATTTGCAACAAAAAAAAGGGCCAGATCTCCCGGCCCTTTTCCAACCCCAGATTCAAGGTTAACCATCCAATCTGCAGGTCTACTTGCTATTCCCATTAAGTAGTTTTTTACCCTGAGTTAGCAAATTCTCTTTCATTGTTTGATAACTTTTACCCTCTTTTTTAGCTATCTTTTTAATCTCATCATCAACTATCTTGGCAATCATTGAGCCAGGTCTCCTGAACCCCTGCTTTCCCATTGCTCTAATAATACAATACGTATTGATATCTACTGCGCATGACTTCCATTTATTGATGTCCATGATTCCTCCTAACTAAAAATTAAATATGCAGCTCCACCAAATAATAATAGTAAAATTTTTGGTGGAATTGTCAATAATAGAAACAAAACAAACATTTTAAGTATCAGATCGGTCATTTGCCTCCATTAATTGGTCGTCAATTAACCTTCGTGCCATTTCTTCATTGATAGGATACATTGGAATATCCTCAAATCGTAATGAACATTGTTGAAGTTGTTTCATAGCCTTTTGATACTCTGGATCAGAGTATTCAAGGGGCATATGATCAACTGATACTAATGGTATTTGACTAAGTATATTATCAACTTTGGTAGCCCAATTATTAAATACCATGGAGTCTGATTTAGTTTTTAACTTTTGGCTCATCAAACCTCCATAAATTAAATTTACTAATAATCTCGTTAAGACCATTGTGAAATTTAATTTTACCATTTAGCACATCCTCACATCTTAAAGTTTTGTAAACTTCTCCATTCACAACTAATGTAAGTTTTTTTGTTGACTCATTAAATTCAACTGAAAAGATATGAGTCATA